AAATACCAGTCAGTTCATACAGCATACAACCATATGCCATGCACTGTACAAAATAGTGATCGATCCACTCGCGTGGTTTCGGTTTTGCTGATGTTTTGAAGTCGATTATAGCTAACTCGCCGTCATATTCAGCGATACAATCTACGGTCCCTGCTACACCTAGTTGTTTGCTATACAGAGACCCTTCAAGGGCGTAAATATTATTTATATTATTTAATTTCTCTTTAGAAATTTTAAAAAGAAAATCAGAGATAGGTTGAACTTTAGGGAGTTCTTCATTCTTAAGAAAGTGTTCTGTAAGAGTATGCATATCTGTACCACGACTAGTTGCCCGTTTCGTGATACGATCCGCTTCTTCATTACCAACTTTTTTGCGCCACTTGACAAAAATCTCCTTATTAAAATGACTGGTCACCGAAGTAATGGAGACCAGTCGGAGGAGTTCTTCTTCGTCAGGAACTTTGTAGTATCTTACACCATCAATGGTTTCACGATCTAGTTTAGGTAGATCAATATCAACGTGATTAAACATTAAAAACCAGCTTCCATTTTTGCAATGATGTATTCTTTAACAAGTCCAGAGCGAACAATGTCATCAACACCAAATTCAATTATATCAAAAGATGGCATTTTACGCAAGACATTCATAAAATCTACAATACCATTTCTTTCGTTAGATTTTTGCAAGTCAGATTGACGTGCATCACCACAGAAACAAATCTTGGTATTTTCACCAACACGGGTGATGATAGAATCTAGTTCATGGAAGTTGAGATTCTGGAATTCGTCCACAATAACAATAGCGTTATCGAGAGTAGTTCCACGAAGGAATGAAGTAGACCAGAACTTGATAGTTTCTTGCGCTTTAAGATTACCATAAAGCATCTCAAAGTCTGCATCAGAAGGCATCTGGAACATATACTTCACCATATTCTTATAAGGAATTTGGTAGATGTCTGCCTTATCTTCATGAGAACCAGGAAGGAATCCAATCTCTCTAGTGGCGACCAGAGAGCGTACAAGGTAAATACGCTCATAAGGTGTGTTCTCACTCAAAACATCTTTGAGAGCGTTATAGAGAGTGATGAAGGTTTTACCAGTTCCAGCACATCCATAAGCAATGAGATGTTTACCTTCATCATAAGAATCAAATAATCTTTTTTGATTGTCTGTTAACGGGTCAATCTCAACCAAGTATTCCTGACTGAGTGGTTTTTTTCTCTTCATCTGCTTTGCCGTGAGTCCAACCCCAATAGGTTGCTCTGCAGATGCTCTTTTTCTTCTTGCCATTAGAGTTTCTGTATTTTAGAACCAGGTGCTTGTTTTGCTTTGTGAAGGACATCATTCCAACCAGGATGAGACTTACGCAGCTTATCCTTCCACTCACCAACCTCAGCAGAAGAGGGGCAAGTAGATGGATCTGACCAGTCTCTAGTCCAGTCTGGATTTTCTTCACACCACTTAGACCATTCGTGAACACTTAGTCTTACTTCTTTTTGTTCACCAGTCTCTTTATTAATAACAGGATATGTCGCCATAGTTATAAATTCAAGATATTTTATTTAGACCCATTCCAGTGCTTCTGCAACTGTAGGGAACTGCTCTGCAAAGATCTTCTTACATGCCTCTGCAATCTCCATATGTTCTTTCTGAGTACCGTTAGCAGACCTCAGAGTAATATAATGAATCCATGACCTACAAGAACCAGACATATAGAGTCTGGTTGGAGTAGCGAGGGGAAGCACAAAACGTGAACATTCCTTTGCAATTCCAGCATCAAGCATAGATTGATACAAGACCATTGCCTCATCAAAGTGACGACGAATCTTGATTTCAAACTCCTGCTTTACAAAGGGATCAATATCATCAATAGAGTTCTGACGATTCTTTGTATCTTGACGCCGAAGGTCAAACATAGGAATCTGATCCGCAAGCATTGAACTATCAGCGTAGCGTTGCGAAAATTCTTGATATGTGAAACTCCTATGCCGGAGCACTTGAGCCGCTAGACCACGAGTAGTCTCGATCTCCAGAGTCATAAAACTCTGCTCAAACACAGACCAGTGATTATGTTTAATACAGTAACCTAACAGTTTAGCGTAGTTAGGGTTTTCTTGATTATTTGGATTAGAAACTCTAGCAACATACGCCATCGTTTTCTCCGCATCGGGAGTCACGCTAATTAGTCTTACACTCATTTACCAAATCCTTTGCTTTCTTTTTCTTCTAGTTTATAGACCTCTGCTTTAAGAGATCTAAGTTGCCTCTTCATCTCTATAATCCTTTCTTCAGAATAAAGATGATCTTGCTTAATTAGTCGTTCCAACAACTTGATAAGTTTTTTTGCTTTACTAGTCATCAGTCTGGGTATCCGTCGTCGTCATCAAAAATTTCGTCATAATCATTAAGATGTGGTGCTACATCTTCATAATTCAAATCTTTTGTATATGCCGAAACATCAGAATACACTTCTGCTTTAAGACTATCAACCAAAAGTTCAAGATTGCGAACAATAAGTTTTAGTCGTTCCTTGTCCATAAGATAGATTTGACTGATCCTATTATAGCATAAAAAAAGAGGGGTGTTAACCCCTCTTAGATTTGTCTCTGTGATCAGTTCACTTCTTATAAAGAAGTGAAATTTCACCGTAAATTAAACCAATAAATGCTGCACTAAAAAGGGTAGTAAAACCCGCTACTTGTAATGCTTGCATAATTACCTCACTTATTATAAGTGTGGCCACGATAGCAGAAAGTACCATGTACTTCATCAGAACCTTGCTGGCACTCATAGCGAACACCACGATAGGATGTTACTGCGATTTGAGCATCATGAAGGGCTGCTGCTTTCTTGATCTGATTACGAATGAGATTGAGTGTGTTCATTTGTCGTTACCTGAAATACTAGGGTGAATTTAATCTCCCGTTCCTTCAGTCGTTTGCGTCCCAGCGACAGTGAGGCACAGATTCCCTTACGGTTTCTACAAGTTCCACCAACACTGCGGGAGGTAGATCTTTGTTCTTACTGATCCTTAGCATTAAAGATTCAGCATCCTTACATGCCATCGTTGAATACAAAAGTAATTCAAACATGGGATGAACGCTCCGTTCCGCGACTTACTTGCGACCCACTAAAGTAGGTTGAACGTAGGTCTATTATAGACCCTATACTATATTTAGTCAATCATTTCCGAAAAACCCTACAGACCAAAAAATTTGCCGGGATTTTTTCCCCCGATTCCGGAAATCACTTCTTCTTTTTGGTTTTGGGTCCTTCATAACCATAGAGTTTTGGATTGACTCTCCCTTCACTCTGAGTCATGTTCACGAAGTCTTTTTTATACTTGTCCCAATAGTGGTCAAAGATATCTACCTTTTTAGAAGCAGTAACCAGGTCAAACTTGGTTGTTTCTCCTTCGATATACTCCACAAGATATGCGGTGTACGGTAAAGATTTATCATTTGATAGAGATGGGTCACAATCTTGATGCAATACTTTAATACCCTTTCCCATCAAGAACGTCCTCCCCATTTAATATCAGGATATGCTTCAGAAACAACTTCTTTTGTAATTTTATACTTAGATTCAAGTTGTTTATCTTTAATCAAACAAACAATTTCTGCCTCTAGTGGATGAAGTCCTTCAAGAATGTTAATAAACATAGTCTCTCTACGCATACCATTCATTCCATCATTACCACCTTTAAGAAAATGATAGAAGTGCTTGAACTCTCTACGAATTGTTGTGTGTCCGTTTTTATCACTTGCACCGAGTGAAAAAGATCCAGTCTCGTGCATTTTACGAATCTCTTGATCAATTTTTGTTGTTAGAGATCCACTGTAGGTTGCTTGATCTTCATACCCAGAATATGGAACTGGTCCTTCGGGAAGAACACTAATTACAGTCTCATCAAAGTTCCAAATAAGAACTGCTTTTAGTGCTGGTTCTGAATATTTTTTGAGAATCTCAACTTTTTTAGCTTTAGATCTTTGTCTAGAAGCTAGATCAAGAATCTCAAAGATAAATGGATTTCTGGGCAGATTTGTACTGGTGACTTTAATAGACCTCGGTTTCGTTTTAGTCTGCGCTTCCGTCGTCTTCGTCGTTTTCTTCGTTGTAGTCATGATAGTTTTCAAAGTTAAATGCAATTACCTCATCAGGAATAAGATTTCCCTGTTCATCAAACATCTCGGGGTGAGGTCTCGGTACTTCCCGATAGTTCATCATGTATTCTCTAGCAGTCCAACCAATCACAAGTCCCAAAACAAGAAATAGAATGGTTAAAAATGAACCAAAAACTAAACTAACTGCTAACATTTTTCTTTCTCCGGGGTTTAAATCTTTTGCTCTTCCTTATGTCTAAGGAAAATTCAAAATAGATGTTTACTTCCCGTCTCAGAAAGCAAACCATCTTTTCAAATATAATATGAAATGGTTGTGTTTGCTTTCTCTTACCTCCATTAAGAATAAATTCAACACCACGATTATGGTGATCTTCTGACTTATTTATAGGATTATTCGACGATCCTCTGTTGTTTGAGAAATTTGATTGTGGCAACTGAACCTCCAATTACTTCATCATCACAAATGACTTGAGGAAAGGTAGAACTCTCCCCAAACTTTTCATAGAACTCCTCCTTATTAAAATCTTCATCTAGAGTATATGTCTCAAAACTGTTTCCAGTCATCTCTAAAATTTGTTTTACCTTATAACAATAAGGGCAATCATTTTTTGAATAAACTTTAAATTTCATAACTGATTAAGTGTCGAAAAAGAACATCTGCCATAACCTAGAATTTTCCATGACTGTTCCAAAATATTCTGATGCTGAATGAATGCAACTAGCGTCAAAAAGAAACAATCTATTAAAGACATTTCCACAAACATCGACTGGTTCAAAATATGTACCGTCTAAGTGGCATCCTCCAGGAACACCATTCCAAGCGATGTCCCATCCAGGATCATAGTAACTTCTAGCTCTGGTTTGTTTGACTGCATACAAACTCGTACCACACTGGTACGGTGCATCTGGAGTTAAGTATAGCATACCTCCCCATTTTTGACTATCACAATGCCATACTAATGGTTCACCAGAATGGCAGTTTTGAAATCTACCATTAATCTGATGAGATTCCCATTCGGTAATCTTTTGTCCAATAATCTCTTCAAATTGTTCCTTAAGTCCTGGCCAAAGAAACTGCTTTTCAGTTCTTCTTCCAATAAATCCCCTACCAAATCCACCTTCAACATAGTCTTGCTTCATAGCAAATTCTCTAACAGCATGTGGATCGTCATAGAAGTTATCAACAATCCAGACAGTTGGTTTTTTCGCAGAAGCAAAAGTAAACATTGGTTCTTTTTTACCAACTTTTTTAAAGAGAATTCCACCCTCAATTGATCTTACCTTTTCAAATCCCATCGTTTCAATGGTTTGAACTGCACTCCTTGTGCCGTCAGACCATTCAACATCATCCATAATACAGTATCCACCATCAATTACGTTGGGTCCATACTTTTTAATGTCGCGATTAGCCTGTTCAGTATGCTGACCATCAACGTGGAGGAAACAAATATCATCTATCAGTGGAGCGTTATCGCTTTTTTCTCTGATTATATTAATATAATCCTTTGTTCCAGTCTCACCAATTCCTTCCAAAAATCTTGAATAAACCTCATCAAATGGTACGCTATTCCAATAGTTGTGATGTGGACCTTCATATCCTTCAAGAGATGCTTCAGTTGTCCATGGATCAATACCATGAACCACACCTTTACCCATTTCCATTAGTGAAGCAGCAAGAGGAAATAAACTCTTACCAGCAAAGACACCAATCTCAACACAAACTGGATTATCAATGTCTTTAGAAAGTTCTTCTAAGCAATCCATTATTAGATATGCTTTTTCAAGAGTACACCATCCCCACTGATCACCATACTTACCATCAAACTTATGATAGAGATCTGCTACTTTGTCTCTAGCAGATTTAGTTCCTGGAAGTAAGAAGTTTTTTACTCTAGGAAGATTAAAAATTTCTTCAGGTAATTCATTATGAGGATAGTTTTTAAGAATAGTATTCATCTCCCCAGAAGGAGAAATAGATCCTTCTTTTAATTCTAGATCTTCTAAAAACTTTTTAGTTCCATCACTAGTATATTTTTTATTCTCCAAGAAAGAAAATGTATCATCATGATGAGTAAAAGCTTGTGATTTAACTACTCTTGTCTCAGCAGATCCCATCCAAGAAAAATGCCATCCAAGATCTTGAATTTGTTCATTTCCTTGTCTCAACCACCCAATTGGATATGGATTTTTAGCGTTTGATCTGAGTTGAGTTGGAGTTGCTCTCTTCAAATGTTGTTTAGTACAAATGAACATTCCAGTCCATGGTTTGGGAGAACCACTATCACGATAAAAAACTCTAAGATCTGCTCTACCTTCAAGATGTGCTAAAGGTATCTTGATAAGATGGTCTGGACTATTCCTCACAATAGGAACAATCCAGGATAACGCTTTGGGTTTTATAATTTCATCAATATCACTATGAATAAAGATTGTATCGTCATCATATTCATTAAGAATTTTGAGAAGAGAATCTTTTTGCATTCTTTCTCTTACTCTAGCATTTAAGGAATTGATATTTTGATCATTTCCTTCATAGCAATTGATTCTATCAACATCAGTAACAACCAAATAATCATCATTTGGTATCTGCAAATCAATGATTCTAATTTTATCCTGAGGAATTTGTAGATCCTCAAGGGTTTTTCTTAGACCATACTCAATTGGTTTACCACTCTGAGTTTTATTAGATTCGCAAATAACAAATTCATCAACATAATCTTTCATTATGTTGTATCTCAATTCTAGAATTTCTTTTCCTGTCGGATCAAAGTATGGAAAAAAATCAACTATCTTAGACATTTATTAAAACCCCAAATTTTTCTTTCTTACAAATTCCAGATCAAACGTTGTATGTTTTGAATCTAATGCTTGATTATTGAACGGTCTTGAATATGAATTTTGTACATCATATATATCTCCCCATTTTTTGAGCAAATATTCAATTTCATTTGTGCTCCTAGAGAAGAACATCTTAGATTTTAGATCCGTTTCCGTTCTCCATGTTTGAGAACCACTAGTTTCATAGTTTTTATCTCCATGAAGATAATCAATGTTTAAAGATATAGATTTTATATTTTCTCTCTTTACTCTTATCAAATAATCAATATCCTCACAATAAGCTGGATACAGATTTTCATCAAACAGACCACATTTTTGTACAACAAAATCTTTTATTAGGAAGAGATCATAACATCCACTATCATATCCAGTTGATGACTTAGCATGTATCATTCCATAATCAGAATTCTCCGCAGAGTGACTCATCTTCGCCAACATACCTGGAGTAAACATAATATCATTATTCGCAATGATCCAATATGGTTCCATCATATATGATTTAATGATAAAGTTCCACGCACCACTCACCCCAAAATTAGAAGGCATATGACAGATATGGATATTATCTATCATTGGGTGACCAGCATTCCGTATTTGATCTAATTCAGAATCAATTTCTCCTCTACCATTATTGTTAATAATTAAAAAGTTTTTAACTGGATAATCAACACTATCAATCAACCTCTTTAACCAGTGTACACCATTTACAATCGGAACACCAATCACAGGTATCTTACTTCTATTCTTGATTGTATCTACATCAATTTGATACTTTTCCTTTAAGTATTGTGTGGTGATATTTCTTTCATAAACATTCATAGACTCCCAATGATTTACACACAGATCAATAAAGGTATCCCTACAATCATCATATTTTCCCCACCACCAAGAAGATAGTGCCTTTTCAAATAAGAGACAAAACTTTCCTCTGTAATTTGGAAGATTTCTCAATGGTGCATATCCATCAAAGTCACAAATATCTAAAGCGATTAAACTATGTTGATATCCATCTTCATATACGGAATGCCAATTTCTTAAACGACAAAAATAATAGTATGCTTCTGGTCTTTTAGGTAGAATACTGATTGCTTGTTTAAATGCACCAAGAGAATGTGCAGTTCTATTTCCCTGCATATCAAAACATTCACCAATATGAATTAAACATTCATATGCTAAATCCAAATTCTCACCACAACGATCTGCACATCTTAAGAAAAAAGATATTGCAGATGCAGTTTGTCCAAGATTTTTATATTCAATAGCGAGATTATAATTTGTCTCTGGATTCTCTACATCATATACGTATTCAGTTAGTCTTTGATTAAGCATCGATAAAATCCTCCAGCACTTTATCAGAAAGTTTTAAAACATAAGCAGCATTATCTTGGAATCCAAATGTAATTAAATAGTCATCACCATGCTTACACATACCACATGAAAATTCAATCTTTGCATCCATAAAATCAAATACTGCAGATCTCTTAATCACATTCCAATTCTTATCCCAATATGTAAATTGATGTCGATAGGTTGCATCTTTTCTACCAGCTGGACTACGATACAAATAAGTTACATGATTTAATGCAAGGTATCCATCCTTATATGAAATTACTTGAGATCCACCTCTTAGATCATGATTTATATCTTCGGATTTTTCCCCAACAAATAAAGATTCACATGTTACATTTGGAGATCCATGAGGACCAGATGCTTCATTTGGTCCCGCATTGCTGATATCACATTTCACAACTTGAGTCGGATTCGTCCATTTAACATAATGAAATGGAAGATCAACTACAGGCATCCAATTCTTTTCACAATAACTCTTAGCATTTGCTGGAACAGGAATTCTATATCTAGCAACTTCTCTTACAGAGTCCTCCGTTATTTCAATTTCAGAAAGATCCATTCTCCCAGTTCCAATGGTATCAAGATCTCTCCTAACACCAGTCATATAATATTTTCCATCCCACTTAACTAGTCTAGCATCTTCTAGACCAACAAATTCCCACAAAGGTTTTTTATCTAGTTCTGAAGTATCAACCTTAAGTATATTTTTTGTATCTAAGTTTTCGTCAAGGACACAAAAATAATTTGTAGTGGTTAGAGTTAAATCATTATCGGGATTCAAATATAAAAGAGGTCCCCATTGATGCTCATAAACTCTCTTTTCTGAATGATATAAAGTATACTGGCAGTGTCTAATATTAGCAATAATTCTTCCGTCATCATCAATAAAAACAGTAGGATTAAAAAGTCCTGTTCCGTTTGTTAATTCTGATGGAATAATAAGTGGTTTTATAACACCGCCATTGTCTAAGCAATGCTTTACAAAATTATTCATTCAAAAATAATATCAATAATCTATTATAATTTATATTGGTTTTAAAAGCAAGTTTTTATGCCTGAGATTCTGCCCAAGAAAGTCTAGATGATATCTGGAAAGAGTTAGCAGAGTCAATTTCTGCAGTGTTAATAACATTTGCAGTAATTGTAATGATATCGGGTCCGTTAGGGAAAACACCATCTCCACCAAGAATTGAGTTTCCAAGGTCGATCAACTGACTGAGATCAAATGCGTTTGAAGAAACTAATCGCTTACCAGTAATATCAGTTGCTCCACCAGAAGCACGGAATGAATAGATTGTTGTTCCACCATTTACAGTGTCGCCCTGATCATGAGCAATATACTGAGAAAGTGATGGTGTTCCAACATTTTCATAGTCAAGATTACTTAATGATCCATTCAGAATAACTGAAATTTCTGCATCGTGAGATGTCGATACACCAAGTTCTTGAAGTTTTAATTGCATTCGATTGATAATATCTCTAGCACCCAATTCACCAATCAAATTATTATCAACCGATGGTGCTAAACGAATACTAATCAATGGTAATGTTGCATTAAGATCAACATCACCACTACCAGCAGAAGGAGCACCGATATTTACAGTTGTACCAGAAGAAACATCTGGATAGGATGCTGGAGCGGAATAACCTTGACTTACAAAAACATAAACGTCAAATGTTGCGGCTCCATATGATGTAAAATCAACTAGATCACCATTTAACTCTCCACCAGATGTATAAAGTGGAATACCAGTTGTAAATTTAGAAGCATCTGCAGTTGCAAAAGGAAGCTTAACATAATAATTTCTAAGTCTACCAAAAAATCCAACTCTTTCAGAATATAGTTCCGAATCTGCAGTTGTTACAGCAGTATCGGAGTCACCGTTAGTAAAAGTTAGTGTATTTCCAGATGCTGTAAATAGATAACTATCGTCATCGTCAAATCCTCCGTCCATGATAACCGAAGTACCCCAATGGAACAGTGATGGTACATAAGTAGGTGTTGAAGTATTAAATGCCTCATACCTTGCTGGGATATTACCAGATCTCATATATGCTTCATTCAGTTTATTGTTATGAATAAACTCATGCATATATCTAACTCTACCATGCCCGTCTTTAAATCCAAAACGGATTTTACCAGCACCATACCAAGAGTAGTCCAGATAAACCATCTGAATTTTATTGATATCTAAATTAAATCCAGATGGACCAGTACCATCAGCAGCATCAATATTCCAGTTAGATTGTGCAACTTTAGTATCCACAGTTTTTGTTACAATAACTCCATTATTACTGGTTCCGCGATATGCTGGTTCAATATGAATTTCAGTATTAGATGAAACATAACTAACTTTATATGATTGTCCTCTGATAACAATCATATCTCCGGCAGACAATTGCTTTGTCCACACAGAATTAGTTCCAAAAACTCTATTTGTATTTTTTGTTACTCGGGCAGTTCCTGCTATCTGTTGAACGGATGATCTTCTAACTGCATACAAATTAGATCCATCATATTCAAAAAAGAAACCATTTTGGAAATCAAATAGTCCAGCACGGATACCAGCATTCGAATATCCTTGAATTGCATATTCTGGATATCCTGAGGAAGTCTGATCCGTAATTGTACTACTTGTTGTATATCCAAATGTCGTTTCAGTCGCGTTTGCAACTGTAAAAGTACCATTATATGCAGAATCTGTAGAACCAGAAATCTTTACAGAATTACCATTAGACAATCCATGAGGATATTCTGTAGTTAAAGTAGCATTTGTTCCGCTTCCAGTAAGTAGTCTTGCAGGTCTTGCAGGATTAAAATTGATTGCCATCGAACACTGAATGCCTTTACCAGACTGATATCGGAAATACTTTCTAGTTTGTCGGACAATTTGTGAGTCTGGAGATTTTCCAGCAGTAATATCAACACCACCATCAAAAGGTCTGTGTAAGAACTCACCATCAGCTCTAACATTTATTTTAGTATCAACATAATGATTTCCTGATGTTGTGGTAATTCCAGAATTAGTAAGCAAAGCAAGCTTAGTATCACTTACAATTGAAGCAACTTCATTTTCTGTATAATTATTAACAGTTTCACCATTAGAAACCATTGAGAAAGTATCACCAATTTTATACGTAGATAAGAATTTTGTACCAGTACCATCAATAACTTTGCTATCAGATGTTGAATTTATAGTACCTGCAGCTGCAGATCTTCCACTTATAGAAAATATTTTAACGTTAAAGGATCCACTTCCAGTACCAGTGATTGCATTTGTTCGAGATAACCAATTAGATTCATTTGTTGCTAATCTAAAATGAAGGTTATCATCGACTATAGCATAATATACAGTTCCATTAGAAATACCTCCAGGATTTGTTCCAGATACGTTATTAAATGTAAGTTTAGTTCCATCAACAATCCCATGTCCATCTGATGTAATATCATATTTTATATAATACTCACTATTATATAAAATAATATTAGAGTTTGTAAATTCAAGTGTCCTTGGCGCAATCTGAGATTCAGCACTAATAGTAAAAGTGCTATTGCCTCCCGAATGAGAGATACTACTTACATCATAATAATTATCAAGAGCTCCAGATACTTGACCTGTTTCAATTTCTAATGGTCCAGTTCCATTATTACTGAATCTGAATTGTTTATCACTAGTATCAGTAATTTGAATTCTGTTTGATCCTAAATTAATAGCTTTTACAGTATTTGTTCCACCACTAAAAGATGCAAACTGAATATCACCAGATATTTGAGATGCAATAGTACTAGCCATTTGAGCTAATGTTATCTCAGTTCCAGTATTTCCATAATAGGAATCTTGGCTTAATGATGTGGGATTATATGAAAATACAGTTTCAACATCATAGAATGAACCATGAGCACTAAAGTTACGGTGAGACAAAGATATGTAACTAGTATCAAAGTAAGAACCTATGTTATTACCAGATGTACCAGGATTTAAATTCCACCCAGTGTTCCATAATCTAACAGTCAAACCAATATGCCCTTGATATTGACTGTTCCATCCACCTCTATGATGTGTTGCTGCCCAAACATAATACCACCCACTACCAGCATTGTTTGGAGATTGATCCTCATAATAAAGATCATAACTTCTATAAGTAGAAAAATTAGGACGCTTATTAAAAGGAGCCTTATAGTATTGTATCCGAGCAGCATTAGAATCAAGAGCAGAAAAATCTTTAATTTCAGTAACGCTAATTAGATAATCAGTAAATGAATTATGTGTAAATGGAGTACATATTCTAGTAATATAACCACCCAGACTACTTGCCCCACTAGTCAAACTTCCACTTATTAATCCAAAATTTGATCCCTCATCAAATGGCAGACCAGTGTACATTGAAGCACCGAGTCTACCATTATTTTGTGCATAAAAAGTACCGAGAGTAGAACCACCAGTGGTCATAATACGGGCATAATCAACTTGAACATTGTAATCACCATATAATAGTGTTTGACGAGTAGATCCTGTGTTTCCATTACTATAAAATCTATTAGATCCATCACAATAATATGCATAAGAATTTGTAGTATGATACATCAAAATCTTTTCATGTCTAGACATATTGCTTATGATACTATCACATGCAGTTTTAACAGAATTATATGCTTTAGTAACCGTGGTATTTCCTGATGGTTCTGGTGCTCCAGAAAGTGTTGATGGAAGAGATCCACCACTTCCAGGAGCTATAAAGATTTGCTGTCCTGTATATAAATTGTTTCCTGGAAGATAAAAAGAACTACCTCTAGCAGTTGTTCCAGTAGAAACATAACTAGCTCCATCCGGTGCTGTAGCACTTGTATTTGCAATATCAAATTCTTGCTTACCAACAGTATTCGTTATGTATAAACTTGTACCACTACTAATTGAGGTTCTATGATCAGCAGTAAAAGTTAATGTTGAAGGAGATGCATTGTCAGTAGCAATTCCATCATCAATTTGATATCCAAGAGTCGATCCCGAAAAGAAAGATCCCGGAATAATTGTAGTGTATGCAGAAGAAATATCTCCAGTACTGGATTGATTTTCGTTTGCTTCATATGTAAATACTGTTGTACTTACAACAGCAGTAACAATATACTTTCCTTGCGCTGTTCTTGACTTTAATCCTTGAACTTCAATTGGGTCTCCAAGAGAAAGATCATGGTCAATAGAAGTAGTTACAGTTACAGTTCTAGAATTATTCAACGATTCTACAGACAATATGCCCCCAATTGAGACACCACTATCCCTTGTATATACTGAAGGAATATTACTAACTAACTCAATTGTTTCCCACTTGGTTGGTTGTAGACCATACTCAAAGTCAGTATCAATAAGGTTCTCTGGGTTAGAAACCCTCATCTTATGAACTGGATCTACAATAGATTCTCCAGGTTCGATTGTCGTTTCTTGTTCATCTAAGAGAATCTGAAGTTCATCAGAATCGCTCATAGATGTAGTATTGTAAGATAAAGTTATTGTAGTTTCATCTGCATCAGAATCATAAGTAACTGAGGTTGCTCCAGCAGTTGCATCAGCAAAGTTGTAGATAATTATGTTATCGGTAACATTGGTAATAAGAATAAGAGCTCTGGTTAAATATCTACCCCTTATCTTTATTGTTTGTGCCGAGGCATCAAAAGTATAATTATGTACTAATTTCTTTGCCATTATATTACCAAATGGATTCTTTTTTTATATTTATAAAGCAGCAGCGAGCGCAACCGCTAATGCAAAACTGACTCCTCCAGCAGCACCAGCACCACCAGTAGTTCCCTGAGCACCCTGAGATGCAAATGCACCATCTAAACCTTGAGTACCTAGATTACCCTGAACTCCTATAATACCCTGAATACCATCAGTACCTTGAGATCCTGGATCTCCATCAATTCCAATAGTTCCAGCAGTTCCTTGAGGACCATCTGCACCCTGGAGACCAGTAGTTCCTTGAGGACCAGGTACGATAGAGTCAGCACCAACTATTCCTTGAATACCTTGAGCTCCATCAGAACCCTGAAGTCCTGCACCAGTAATTCCTTGCAGACCAATGGATGCATACGCACCATCTGCACCTTGAACACCAAGTCCATCATTACCTTGAATACCATCAGCACCTTGAGTACCAGTTATACCTTGAATTCCAGCACCAGTTACACCCTGAACACCTTGAATACCTTCAAGAATGATGGAAAATAAATTAAGTCTACCAGTATAGTTACCAAAGGAAGATGAACCATTACCCCATGCTTTAGATACTGCATATACAAATACAGATGGGGATGAAGGTGGTCCTGGCGTATTACCAGTGCTCTTTCCAGTAACTTCCCAAACAATAGAATCTGTTACGTTTCCATTAGGATATGATAGTCTATAACCAATGTAACATGTTTGTCCATTACTGAGAGCAGTATCCAATTGCTCCCACCTCCCACTCACATCACTGATAAATGCATCATTTTGTCGTTTGTTGAATTTTAATACTGTAGCATTATTTCCAGTACTACCGCTACTAAACGTAGCAGTAAATTCCCCAACGCTGGCAGAACTAGAATCCCACGAATACTTCAGTTCTCCTGGAGCACCAACCCCTTCAGTACCCTGGACACCTTGAGATGCATATGCACCATCTAAACCTTGAGGACCTTGTACTCCTTGAATACCTTGAAAACCTAAAGTTCCCTGAGCACCATCAGTACCTTGAGGACCAGCTACAGTAGAATCGGCACCTGTTTCTCCAGTGGTACCTTGAGGTCCTGTAGTTCCTTGAGGACCAGGTACGGTAGAGTCAGCACCGATGGTTCCTTGAGAACCAGTAGTTCCTTGAGGACCAACCACGGTCGAGTCGGCACCGGTGGTTCCTTGAGTACCAGCAGTTCCTTGAGCAGCAAGAGCAGAAGCATCGGTACCTTGAATACCAAAAGTACCTTGAGCACCATCAGAACCTTGAATACCTTGAATTGAACCAGCAAAATGGATTCCAACTTCTTCCTGAGGTGAAGTGGTCCATTGCCATGAGAGATGACTATTATCATTATGCCATCCGCCAAGATAGTATCCATCATAAACAGCAATCTCGGCGTTAGACTGAGATGTAGAACTATTGATATTAGATTGAGTGTAATATGTAGTATTACTAATAAAAAATCTATCTTGTCCCTGAGCATGAGTTATTGTAATGTATCCACGATTATTCTGTGTAAACTGTGGAAGGACATTTGCATTATTATCGACATCCCATTTGGAAATATTTAAAGTTACTGAATTTCCAAGACTTGGAACACTAGCACTCCTTGTGGTAAAATCTCCACCAAAGACTAATCTATAACTACTACCATCATATCCATAAGTTATACCAATTTTTCCCGCACCAACTGGTCCCTGAACACCGTCATTTCCTTGAATACCTTGAGATGCATATGCACCATCATTTCCTTGAATACCTTGAGGTCCAGTCTGTCCAGATACGACAAACCAAAATTCAGTATTATAATTGCTCCAGAAAAATGTACGATTTCCAGATAAATGATTTACGGCATAAGTATAAGTATCATATGTTCCACTAGTAGTGTTTCCTGTTCCCTTTCCAGTAACCTCATAAACAAATGTCTCTTGATAAGACGCTGAATAAGTAGAATCTCTATTACGAACATAAATGTAAATTGTATCACCATTGGAAATAGCTGTATCTAAAGTATTAAATTCATAACTCAAATCATCTCGATATCGACTATTCTCACCAAATTCAAATTGAGTTGCATTTTGTGGTGATGATCCAGAACTAAAAGTTACTTTAACTCTATCATTGTTAGTTTGTGGATTAGCACTAGTTGTAAGAATGTAAGTGTAATGACCAGGATAAGCGTCACCAACAGTTCCTTGAATACCTTGAGATGCAAATGCACCATCAGAACCCTGACTTCCAGTACCAGGAGAACCTTGAATACCATCTAAACCTTGAGGACCAATAGTACCTTGAATACCTATATCACCCTTATCACCAGTTCTAGCAAAGGTTATTAAAACATCAGTATCACTAAAAGTTGTTACACTACCAGAAACAAATTGAACACTAATAATATAGTAAGAAGAAAAACTTAAAGCACTAATGGTATATAAAACAAAATTATCTGGATCACTTTTATTTGATATTTTTAAATGACCCTTTATTGTTGATGTAGAATCATCAACCGTATTTAAGTAATTACTAATATTTGTTGAACTATCATCAGTACTTGAAATGTATAATATGGTTGCACTAGGTAAATTTGAATTATTAAGTCTTAGGTTTCCACTTCCAGGATTTTGATTTGCAGTAGCAGAATCGAAAGTGTAATCAAACGTAGCTCCACCAAAACTACCATCAGAACCTTGAGCACCATCAGCACCTTGATTACCACTACCACCAACAGAACCATTTAAAGCAATCTTCAATTCTTTAGGTGAACTAGTAGTATTAGAAATTAATTGGATACCATTACCAGCAACAAACTGAAGTTCTTCTTCACCCTCTGCATCAAGTGTACCTCCAGAGACATAACCACCAGATTCTGCTTTCAAATACCATGGGTTAAAAGCACTACCAAAATTAATGAATACTTCACCACCACCATTGTCAGTAACTGCAAATCCACTTTGTTGGTCAAATTGAATTGTATTTACATTAGCAACAGATACGTCAACTGTTCCCCCAGCACCCTGAATTTGTTGAACAGTTAATGCTGTTCCAGTTCCTTCTGGACCTTGAGTACCATCAGTACCTTGAGGTCCTGCACCTCCATCAGATCCATCGGAACCAGAAGTTCCCTGAGCACCATCAGTACCTTGAGGACCAGCTACGGTAGAATCAGCACCAGTAGTTCCTTGAACACTTGCACCAGTTGTACCCTGAAGACCATCAGTGCCTTGAGGACCAGCTACGGTTGAATCAGCACCTGTTTCTCCAGTAGTTCCTTGAAGACCATCAGTGCCTTGAGTTCCTGTAGTGCCTTGAGGACCAGGTACGGTAGAGTCAGCACCATCAGAACCGGTAATGCCTTGAAGACCATCAGTGCCTTGAGTTCCTGTAGTACCTTGAGGACCAGCCACGGTCGAGTCGGCACCTGTTTCTCCAGTAATTCCTTGAAGACCGTTAGTACCTTGAGTTCCTGTAGCACCTTGAGTTCCTGTAGAACCCTGAAGTCCCGAACCAGTTGTACCCTGAAGACCATCAGTTCCTTGAGTTCCTGTAGTACCTTGAGGACCAGCCACGGTCGAGTCGGCACCTGTTTCACCAATTGTACCCTGAAGACCGTTAGTACCTTGAGTTCCTGTAATACCTTGAGTGCCTGTCGTACCCTGAAGTCCAGTACCAGTTGTACCCTGAAGACCATCAGTGCCTTGAGTTCCATCAGCACCTTGAGTTCCTGTAGAACCCTGAAGTCCCGAACCAGTAGTGCCTTGAACACCATCTAAACCTTGAGGACCAGCTACAGTAGAGTCAGCACCTGTTTCACCAATTGTACCCTGAAGACCATCAGTACCTTGAGTACCGTAGAAACCTTGAATACCATCAGCACCTTGAGTACCAACTGTACCTTGTAGTCCAGTGTCTCCCTTATCACCAGTTCTAGCAAAAGTTATGATTATTTCTTCATTATTACTGAATGATGTTGATGGACCACTAACATATGCACAAGAAACTTCAAAATATCCACTTTGTTCAGTTACAGAAGAAATTGTAAAGAAAGCGAAATCAGATGCATCTAATTTATTTGATATCTTAAAATGACCCTTTATTGTTGATGAAGAATCATCGATTGTTCTAAGATATGTCTGTATATCTACAGGAGTTCCATCAACGTCATCTATTAAAAGAGTGGTTGCTAAAGTAACATTGGCGTTATTAAATCCAAGTTTTCCTTGTCCAGGATCTCCAGAAGTTGATGTTGTAAATGTATAGTCAAATGTAGCTCCACCAAAACTACCAACTATACCCTGAACTCCTTGAGATCCAATAAAACCTTGAGTACCAGTCTCACCTTGAACACCTTGAGTTCCTTGACTTCCTTGAGTGCCTTGAGTACCCTGAAGACCCTGAGCACCAGTAGTTCCTTGAGATCCCTGAAGACCTTGAGCACCTTGAGCACCCTGAAGACCTTGAGTGCCTTGAGTTCCTTGAAGGGAGTCAGCATTAAGATCTTTTACTACAGATGAACCACCCATTCCAGAGTGATTTCCACAATAATAATATAATGTATCAGGAGCATCATAAGGTACTATAAGTATACCTTCACCATCAGTGCCAGCAGATCCAGTGTAAGTCCAACCATCTGTATACTGAGTACCACTGTTATGAGTGCCATCACTAGTTGTAGAGAAATAAAATGGATGAGATGAATTGGAGGAATCAGACTGATCAAAAACGTATTTCTGACCCCTTAAAAGATATAAAGTATCTTGCTGTACACCATCAATATAAAATACTCCACCTGCAACAGTTATAGTATATGTCTGTGCAATGGGTTGAGATCCAATAATTCCCTGAGATCCCTGAGTACCTTGAGTACCTTGAGTACCTTGAGATCCCTGAGTACCTTGAGCACCTTGAGTGCCTTGAGTTCCTTGTGGACCTTGAACACCTTGAAAACCAACTGTTCCCTGAGGACCAGCAACTGTCGAGTCTGCACCAGTTAATCCAGTAAGACCTTGAGTACCATAAAAACCCTGAGTTCCAGTTGTTCCTTGAGAACCCTGAGTACCCTGAGATCCTTGAAGTCCTTGTATACCTTGTAAACCCTGAAGACCTTGTGTGCCTTGAGTACCTTGAGGACCTTGCAATCCCTGAATGCCCTGAAGTCCAGCATCATAAGGTGCTGTCCAACTAACTCCAGCACCAGTGGAAACTAATATAGAGCTAGCAGCACCAGCATTACCACGAGAATCATATACTTCAACTTCTAACCTTACTGGTTTTTTTCCGTTATATCCCATCTCAGTTTATCCTCAGGTTTGCTCTAGTACACTAACAATAATATCTACGCTACTTTCCGTATCAGAAGAAGCTTGTATTTTATCTCCAGTTTCTAAGCATATTTTATTACCACCATTAAATTCAAATCCAGAACCGTCATATAATGCAGCATTTCTAATAAGATAAATATCGTCCCCAGTGCTTTTATCCACAAGAACGTTAGCATAAACTGTACCGCTACCTGTTTTATTTGCTAATGCAAATCCAATCACAGTAGAAGTTGTTGCTCCAGGAACAGTATAAACATCGGTAGTTGTAATACCAATTGATGCCTTTGTATAACTTTTAAATGCGTTAGCCATATTTTACTATCCTAATGCGATTGCGAGGGCGATTGCTTCATCACTTGCACTTGTAAGAACGCTAGTTCCATTAATTTTTACATCCGTAGAGGTATTTATATCTCCTTGAACATCCAATCTATACGCTGGTGAGGAAGAATTAATACCAACCTTTTGATCATTTGTAACTCTAACACCCTCAGTCCCATCAGTATTCAAACGTATTGTTCCATCAGATCCAGTATCATCAATCGCAATTGAAGAGTCACCTTTTTGAACTGCAGCAACTTGAAGAACTGATGCGGTAAGTATACCAGTAACGTTTAAGTTTCCAGTAACATTTGTTTCATTTGAACCTGCAGGATCAATATTAATATCACCAGACGTGGAGGATAATGTATTTGCAGCAATTTGAATATTCCCAACCGTCAAACTTGTTGGAGTTATAACAGATTCGTTTGATCCACCATCAGTAACTGTTAGTTCTCCAGTCGTCTCTAAGTTGTAAGTGGTTGCTGCAAAAGAAACATTACCAGTTTCTTGACTTACGACAAAGGCATCACCAACCCTAAAATCACCAGCCTGGTCAATACTTACATATGATACTTGACCATCATTTGTTTCAACCACTTCATTTGCCTGAATGGTTAAAGTTGCGTCATTGGTCATATCTTTACCAGACCCAACATGATTAAAGTTTGTCGCAAATAATCTCAACTTAACGCCATTACCATCAGCAACTACACCTTGAGATCCATATTCAACAGCACAACCAACAGAGCGCATCTCAGCACCGAACATAGTATAGTCAGCCAGGGCAATAGCACTTGCTATACCAGTATGTGTCGTCCCATCAGACTGATAGAAGTTTAAGTCTTGTGTAGTTCCTGCACCAGCAACAACAAACTTACCAAAACCAGGACCGTCAATCTTAGCATATGGATTACTATATTCTGTAATTGTACCAACGGCAACTACAGTTCCACCCTCACGTAATTTAACAACGTCATTAACTGATGGAGTAACACCAGGATTAGTAAACTTAAGTCTAGCGTCCGCAGTTCCAGCAATACCAACAGTTCCTGCTAAACCAACAATAGCTTGTGATGCAAAATAGTGAAAACAGTTTAGATATTCTGCACGAGCACCATTAGTAAGAACAATACCTCTATTGTTTGGAGTAAAGAATGTTACTTCATTGAACAACATTCCTGCTTCCAAAGAGTCGGAAGTAACTTTAGATCCATCAATTAATGCACCACGACCAGCAATGTAACTAGTTGGGGGTGAGTCTACAGTATCATAACCATATGGGTCATCTGCAGTAACAGAAGATCCAGTGTTGAGTACGGTTATTCTCTGAACATATGGCGATCTAGTTGTAATAGCAATACCAGTTGCATATGAGAATGCATAACCTGTATCAGCAGTAGAATCGTAGTAGGATCCTTTGATTGTAAGATCCTCAATGGTAGAAATATCATTTAATAAGAAGATATTTTCTTGCTGTGTTGCAGTTGTTGGTCTAATTGTTGTTGCTCTAAGTCCAGCACCCTTAACTGTTACACCTCTAGGAATAGTAAGAGGACAAGTTTCTTCGTAAGTACCAGCAGAAATATTGATAATATCACCATTCGTAGCAACACTCAGTGCTTGTGCAACAGTAAGGAAAGGTTGATTTATATTATCACCAGCATCTGAATTGTTACCAGTTGTTGCAACATAGTAAGTCTTACCAAGTGCATTGAGATCACCATCTATACCACCATTAAATGTAGCAATACCAGTGAACTCAGAAAATCCAGATGCTGTTAAATTTCTAGTTGAGAGATCTTGTCCTAAAGAAACTCCGCCCTGAACATTTAGAGAAGGTGCATGTAATTGACCACCAACATATAAATCATTTTCAAAAGTTCCAATACCTGTAAAAGTTGATAATCCAGATACTACCAAATTGGTTGCATTTAATGAAGTAGAAGTTAATGTATCAATAGTTCCAGTTGCAACATCAAGAGTTTCAATTGTTCCTATTCCAGAAACACTAAGATTTGGAATAGTTAATTGAACAGACGTTAATATATTTGTTCCATTAATTTTATATGATTTACCATCAGCAATATCAAAGTTTTCACTTGATTTTAAACTATCACTACTATCATTAAAGGTTAATGTTTTTCTTATTGAAGTATCACCAATACCAATACCAGCACCATCAAGCAGAGAATTAGATGAAACAGTGGAAGCAATTCCAACATTAAAGTCCGCAAGTTCAATCCTAGATGAGTCAACAATAAACTGCTCGCCATCAACAAATAAGTCGCCTTTAATTCTTACTGATCCAGTATTATCTCCAACTCCAGCGGGATCAATAATAAGTTCTGATGGACCAGTAATTACACCAACTGTACTGATTCCAATTTCACCAATCTTTATACCATCAGATGTTGTCTCAAATTTCTTTACATTATCATAATATAATTCTGTTGCTCCATCAACATTAAATTTAGCATACGTTTCTAATCCTACAGCATTTTCAAATTTAATTGCTGAAGTTCCTCTGATATGAAGATCGCCAACGCCAGCATCTACAATATATGAATCAAATCCGTCGTTATAAATTTGAAGATCATCTGATCCACCAAGTTTAATTTTATCGTTATTTCCTAAATTGATATCATCTTGAAATGTTGAAACACCACTTACAACTAATCTATCTGGATTAAGTGTTCCACCAATATTTGTTTGAAATGTAGAAACTCCAGTAACAACTAATCCATCAGCGGTTATTACACCAGAAAATTTTGAATCACCAGATACATCTAATTTAGTTGTTGGAATTGTACTTCCTATACCAACACTATATGGAGAAGAAACTATAACATCCGATACTACTTCACCACCAACCGAAACATCTGTACTAATAGCAACAGTTGTGGCGTTTAGATTTAAATTATTGGGACTAGAAATGGTTGGAGTTCCAGAAGCCCCAGTAAGATTAATTTTCTTTACACCAAAATCTTTATTAGCCATTTCGGGTTTTTAGGTATTTATGATTGAGTAAATGATATTTGATCTAGTGTTATTCCAGATACTGAAGGAACTTCATTATTAGAATATGGATTATACAAAACCTTTTTAAGAGATCCTCTCAACCCATATGCATCATCCCAATAAAGTTGAGAAGTACCAGCACCAACGGGATCAAGATTACCAGTTGCATCTAAAAAATTATCACTTATATCGGATGATGCATGATTATCTAACCATTTTCTAACATCAACTCTTGTTGATAATGGTTTAGATTCTAAATGTAAAGCAACTACACCCGTAACATTTGGTGCAGCCATACTAGTTCCATTTAGATAATCATTATAAAAAGAATTATTTCTAGGATCTTGATATCCATCGTCATATGGACTTAATATTGTTGATCCTGCCGACCAAATATCAATTGCCGGACCATTATTTGAGTAAGATCCTTTTCTTTCTGAAGTTATTCCACTAACAGATACTGTAGAATCTAATGATCCAACAACAATGGGAGCATCATCCTGCCCCTGATGAGTAATTGCTGGTGTACCAGAACGATTAAAATGTTCAGAAACAGAACCTCTCGTCTCTGCAGCAACATCACCATAATAAAATAATCCAGTCAAAAATTTATTATCATAATCATCACCACCTTCAATATCTTGCTTTCCATTTCCATTTCCAGAGTTGCCTGCAGAACAAATAACTATAATATCTTTACATTCTTCATCATCAAACAATTCATCAGCAGTTGCTTGTGAAGATGTATGAGTGGAAGTGAATTCATAATAACCACCGTTTATATCCATATAATAAACTGCTGGTAAAAATGTAGATGATCCCTCAACATCAGAAGAATTATAAGTATCACCTCTAAAATTTACAGTATATGGATAGGTATTAACGTCAGACCAATAAACAAATTGTCTAAGTCCCCAACTACAATTCACAATAGTTGGATTTCTTCTTCCAGTTTGTGGATTAATTGGTTTATTCTTATGCCATATTCTAATGTAATCAAATCCATCAGAAGGATCTGTAAATCCAACATCACTTCTATCCACACAAGCTATTGACCATATATTTGCATCAAAAGCGACACCGAATTGATTACCAGCAGCAGTTCCAGCAACATGACTACCGTGCCAGGATCCATTAAATTCTGATGACTGTAAAACATTTGCTATTGTATAGTTAGATAAAATTCCCGTTCCAGGATCAACCAGTCCATGTGATGACCAATCAATTCCATAGTTACTAGAACCATGAATTAATATATCTTTAACTCTAGTACTATCTTCACCTAAAAAATTTGTAACCCCCAACTTCAAAAATTCTGGATGATCCCATCGAACACCAGTATCCATTATAACAACATCAACATTTTTACCAGTCAAAGAATACTGAACATCACTACTAGTTGAAGTTGTTCCCAGTCCAACAAAATTATTTTGTTTTGATTGATGCCTATATACTCCCCACTGAGTAAAATTTAATTCAGATCCAGGATTACCAGAAGATCTTTTATTTACAATATCTTGTTTATACCTATTAGTATCAATATGCCTATCAAAAAACTCATCATTTCTCCTTTGTTCCCATTTAATCCGATTAAACATCGATGCCCTTTCAACCCACTCAATTAGTGGATGATTACGCAATACTTCCACTTCACTTTCAAATAAAAGATAAACAGATCTCCTAGAAGAAAAGTTCATCTCACTAAGACAAATTACAGATCTATTTGGTATGAACTCTTCTCCACCATCATTTATTAATAAATTATGTACATTCCACCAGTTATAGATTGAACTATTAGTAACACAAACAGTATATGGTTCAACAACATTTCTATCTTGATCAAGAACAAGTCTCCGTGTTCCATCAACCCATCTTGCTCTCATTAGAATATTGACCCCCTACTGAATCTATATGTGGTCAATCCACTTATACCTAACTCTGGGGTTACCTGAAGTTTACATAAACCACCAGAGATTGTGGATCCAATAGAAACAATCAAATCAGGATCATACATAATTCCATATTCTTGAGAATATGCTGTAGTTCCGTTTTGCATCAACAAAACTTTCTGAACTTGAAACCTCGATGCATTTTGTAAATGAACCGTATATTCTACAACTTTAAAATCAGTTTCTGATATAGTAAAAGAATCAATATCTTGAGTAACTCCAGCACTAGCAGTAAAAGTTCCTATCTTTGTTTCTAAACCAAAGGTATCAATCTGTAAGGGAGTTTGTGATACTGTTGTTCCAATACCAACTCTTCCAGTAACCTGAAGGACTGTTGAATCTGCGGTATATGAAGTAATACCAACATTTAATTGTCTTTGTCTACCGGAAAGAAATTTAGCCATTTTAGTTTAGAGTTTCTAAGACACTACCAATAAATTTAATGTTACTTGCATCACTAGCAGATAAAACAAGTTTATCTCCAGACTGTAGTGTAAGTTTTCCATGTATTAAACTTACAGAATCTTTTCCCTCAACTGCAAAATCTTTTACAATTTCCGTTGTTGTACTACTTCTTCTATGTGAAAAAGAAACAGTATGCATAGAACTACCGATGTTTGCAACTTGAGCAAGTAAAACAACACCAGTATATCCAGTTGGTGCTGTATAAATTTCAACTTCACTTAATGAAGCAACTTGTGTAACTGTTTTAAATATGTTTGCAGATAAAGCCATTAGATTAGTCTCCTCCTAGTGCTAAGATAAGTGGCGTCATTGTTGAAAATAAACTCCGTGTATAATCATCACCACCTATTGTTCCCGTTGATTGGTCAATAACAATTCCATCACCAATTCTAAATCTACCAAGTTGATCAGTACTGGTGTAAACAACAATACCACCATCTATTTCATCAGTTTCATTTTCTTGAATGGGAACACCACCTCTGTTTGGTACTGCTTGATTAATAGTGACTCCTGTTCCTACATATTCAAAAGCATGGGATGATGCAAGTATTTTACTTTGAACATGGAAGTCAACATTTTGTCCGAAAGAGAATTCATAAGGAACTTTTTCAGTGAGTGTGATTGTAGAAATACCAGCAGAAATAGGAGTTGAACTACCAACAGTATAAAATATTGGTGCTAGTTCTAACGACGCTGTTGCAGTCGTCCCCGAATCTGGAGGATCAATAGTTATCGTTGGAGGATTCCCACCAATAAATCCTCTACCCGCATTTACTATTGTTATTGAAGTTACAGATCCATTTTCAATGTCTGCACTTGCAACTGCAGGAATACCAAAGTCAGTTGGTGGATTAGTTATTGTTACGTTTGGAACAGAAGTATATCCAGATCCACCATCATCTATAGTTATTTTATTTACAAAATAGTATGGTATATCAAAATAAACTATCTGCCCATTGTACGGTCTAACAGCATATTTTTTAGTTTCTCCCGTGTTTGGTTCATACACGTATCCACTAAAAGTAGATGGTCCAAGATATGAAGTATATTGATTGTTAGAAGGAATGGAATGAACTTCAAATATTCCATTATCACCATTATTTGTATTTGGAATTGGTACTAATTCTGATGATTCATTAACAGAAAAATACGCATTTCCCATTGTGTATGATACACCAACAACGTAATTGTGAGGTTGAGATAGAGTAACTGTAGCTAATCCACTTACATTATCATATTCTATATTACCTATTCTATATGATGGTTGATCAATTAAGACTTTAAACTCGTCAACACCAGCATCAGTAGCTTCTTGTAAAAGACCGGTATATTTTACCGTGCTTATACCATCAGAAACTAAACCATAATTTCCAAAAGAACTATTAGATGCATTCAAATCACATTGTCCACCATTACCAACAAAGACAGATTTATCTGTACAAATAGTATACAATGCAACTAATTGGGCATATCCCTCATTAGTCATTGAGGCACCAATTCCATTTGAATTATATTGTGTGAAAGAATCGGAAACCATACTTTTCGTTGGTCCAATTGCATATGTACCATCAACTTTTATACCAATACTATCGGGTATAAAATTAGTACAGTTTCTAATATATGGAGATTGATTTATATATTCTGGTTTGTTGGGATTGAATGAAAATAATGCGCCGCTATTAGATGCACCCGTAAATGATAAATCACTAATATAATTTCCATTAGTAACATAAAATAAATCACCTTGGTTTTGAGGAGTAATCGATACTTCTCTCAAACTATCACCAACGATACTAATTTGTTTTGGAAGAACAATTGGATTATCTTCTAGATAAGATCCAGCAGCAACCTTAACAATTGTTCCTTCTGCTGCGTCTGCGACTGCTGCTTTAATTGTTCTTTTTGCTTCTCCGAGTCTTTCTCCCGTATTTGTATCTTTTCCATCTGGAGTTACATATATTATGTTAGTAACAGTAGCACCAGCACCAAGTTTAGCAACATAAGAACCAACACCAACTCTATCTCTTACTGCATAGAGTTCTCCATCACTAACATTAAGAGCTAATTCGCCGTATTGTAGTGCTCCATCTGCAGGTACCTTTCCAGGTACTGCTGAGCGTTTTATCCTAATCGGAGTTGCCATTTATAATTATGGTATTTACCAGAACACACTGTGCTTTGAATATTTATAAAGCACTAAGAAACAATATTACGTCTATTCCCATAAGTAAATAAATTTTTTGGTGGTTCTGGTTTTATCCACTCTTTAATTTTTTCATACCTTTGAATACTAAAAAACTCCTGAGAGAAATACCATTCTTCCCAAGGAGTATGACCCTTATCTTGATTACAAGAGTGACAGCAACAAACCGTGTTTTTAGTAAAGTCGCTACCACCCTTAGATCTTGGAACTACATGATCAATTGTTAAAGTGTCATTAGATCCACAATATGCACAAGCATAATCCCATTTTTCTTTTATATGCTTTCTCCACAATCGCTTTGCCTCCCCAGAACTTGTTGTATAAAGATTGAACAAGTATTCTTTTGGAGAGTGCAAAGGAGTCATAAGCAACTTGCGATTTGAAATTATTTATTCATTGTTCAATCTATTCTCCAGTTCTTCAATTCTTCTTAATAGATCTTGATTTTGTTGTGATAATTCTTGAACTGCCTTAACAAGAATTGGATAACTATTCATTGGAGCAGCTTCAAGTTTATCTGGATCTTGTTCAAGCACCAAATTGGTATATTCTTTATATCCAAATTGTTCTTGAACTTCATTTAATTCTTGAGCAATAAATCCAAATGCTTTTCTTCCCTCACTACTTCCATCACGTCTTAGCCAATCAAATTTAACTGGTCTCAATGCATTAATATAATTTAATCCAACGGGTATATCTACAATATTAGTTTTATCTCTACGATCAGACAGAGATGAAATTGTTTGAACATTACAACTTAGTGTTGCAATATTCGCATCACCAAGGACTACTTTATTTAATGCGCTAGCACCCCATTGTGCATTATATCCAATCGCCGTACAATTACCAGTACCAGATGGTGTTCCGTTACTACCTGCCTGAGATCCTATAGCAGTATTTTTATAGTAGGAGTTTCCTGTTGCAGTAGCTGTATTTGATCCTATAGCAGTATTATGAGTATCACTACTATCAACAGCAAGTCCAGAGTTATAACCAAGACAAGTATTGTGTGCTGCTCCCCAATATTTATCATGGTTAATATTCATACTACTATAACCACCAATAATAAAATTGCTTTCTCCCACGGACTTAATTACCATAACACCTTGAGAGCTTCGTTGCCCACCATATTGAGTTGCATAATTATTCTTTACTAGTAGTCTTGGATTATAAGCCATATTATTTGATGCAGAACTAGAGTTAACTGTCCATTGACCATTAACTCTAGCAAGATTATTACCATGTGTCTCAACAACATTAGTAGTAGTACTATAACTTAAACTTTCCACTGATATTGAGTTTGGATCTGCAATATAAATTGCACCACCCATTGACGTATGAGAGGTACACTGATAATAAAGAGTTGATGGGGAATCCATCTGAACATCCCATTCTATTGTCCCATTATCAACATCATTTGTTGAAAGTCCATCATTATATTGTGTTCCAAGAGATCCATTTGCAGTGCTCTGAATTCTAAATGGGTGAGCACCCATATTATTAGTAAACTTATATATCTGACCTCGTGTTAGATAGATATTTGGATCTTGTTCTGTACCATCAAGACCAGGACCCGAAAATGTGTAATAAGTATTTCCAGCATCAGCACCGATGGTCCATTCTGCGGTAACAGAAGATATTCCAGTTATATTCGCATCCAAAGTATTATTACTTTGATTGTAATTAAGTGCAGAGTCAGTTGCTGCAGTGGTCATTACACCACTAGTGAGACTTGTTAGTACAACTTTCTGTTGACCACTCGCAGCACTCAATGTTGCACCAGTATTAGAAAGATTGGCACCATCTCCACTAAATGCAGTAGCACTTAAAGTACCAGTAGAAGCATCAAAAGTTAAATTTGAATCAGTGGAAGATGCAGTCATTGCACCACTAGTCAAATTTGTTAGAACAACTCTCTCTGTACCAGAAGTTGCTGAAAGAGTTGCACCAGCATTAGTAATATTACTACCATCTCCACTAAATGCAGTAGCACTTAAAGTACCAGTAGAAGAATCATATGTAAGTGCAGAATCTGTAGCAGCACTCGTCATAATACCAGAAGTAATATCAGTTAGTGCTACTCTTTGAGTTCCAGCACCAGCAGATACAATAGCACCAGTATTTGATAAATTAGCACCATCTCCACTAAATGAAGTAGCACTTAAAGTACCAGTAGAAGATTCATATACAAGTGCAGAATCAGTTGCTGCACTTGTCATGATACCAGAAGTGATATCAGTTAGTGCTACTCTTTGAGTTCCAACAGTCGCTCCAGCAGATACAATAGCACCAGTATTTGATAAATTAGCACCATCTCCACTAAATGAAATAGCAGATACTATTCCAGAAATAGAGACTGTAGTAGAAATACCATCACTTACACTAACAATATGTCCTAACTGACCAAGTTCATGTGCTTTAGACATCTTAAATATTTCTATCTTTATAACTTAAAAATTATTTATCAAACAAAATTAACAACATTAGCTAAAACTACAAAAGTTGATGATGCAGTTTTTATTATATTATATGAATAGTAATCATATCCAGCATCTCCTCCAGCTTCAGGAACACCTCCTGCCAACCAGTTTATACCTTTATTAGATCCATCAATTGTCACAGTTGCTCCATATCCAACAGCATCTGCAGGGTAAATAATACTTACCGATATATTTTCCCCAACACTCATCTTAGAATCTAATGTTTCTGATGCACTATATCTAAAATTTGGAGTAAATGTAGTTGTCTCTTCAGTTGTAAATAGATGAACCATTCCATCTTCTATTATAATATCACTATAATCGCTTACCTTACCAGAAACTATATTTACATTTTCCTTTAACAGACCATCAAGGGTTACACCAGAAGTAGAAACCAATTGAGATGCTGTTACTATCCCTGTCGCATTAACACTAATTGCTTCTGCTTCTCCAATACTTGGAGAAGTTAAACTAGGAGAACCAGACAATACGAGTGATCCAGATCCAGTTCCACCATCAGTTACTGCTGATGTTAAATTACTTGATGAAGGTGTTGCTAAAAATGTGGAAACATTAGCACCTAAACCTGAAATACCAGTAGAAACTGGAAGATCTGTTGCATCAGTTAAATCAAATGCTGGAGTAGAATCAGATTCTCCTAAAGATAATTGAACTCCACCATAAGATACTGAAGAATTATCAAGAGATGAGTTTGGAATATTTGTTAGTGATGATCCAGATCCACTGAATGTTGTTGCGGTTACAATACCAACAATTTCAATACCATAATCATTAGTTGAAAATGTAGATCCAATTCCTACTGATGTTGCAGATATAATCCCACAATTAATCCGATCTAAATCAGATGTTCCAATAACAGATAAATTACTTGATACTGTAGCATCAACAGAAACAGTTACTGATGTACTGATAGCTAATGACTGATTGCTATCATCTACAGAAATTAAATTGGCTAACTGCCCTAGTTCAAATGGTTGTGCCACTTATATGTCTATACAATTTAATTCTATTTATTGTTCTTCTTTGCACAGGCAGCTCTTGCCCATGCTCTTGCTAAACTATTTACTATCGAGCATGGTTTATTGATTTCCCCACAATAAGGACACTTATCATTTTCCATAGGTTTGATGTTCTGTTGCTCGGTCATAAACTTCTTTATAATTTTCGTAAGTAATACTTTCTCGCAAAACTGGTTTTATCTTTTCATACAAATACTTATCATCAGATATCATTCTTTCAAAGTTTATGAAAATAGTTGGTACATCATAAACAGTCATTTTATATAAGTATTCCGCCATTATCTCATAATAAAATTCCCTTTGCTCTTTTGCATTTGTTGCAGACCAAAGTCCACCAGGTTTACCACCACCAATATTTTCTCTAGATTTTGCAGCATCTTTATAATTCCTAATTGGAATTATAAAATAATCAACATGATGTTTTTGTACGATACCATCAATCTTTGTAATATATCCTGGACATTTTACAAGATAAGGAATATCTTTTTCTGGAGTATGTTCACCAACCTCTCCACCAGATTCTCCTTTTGGAATACGCGGTAGTTCTGCATCAGAATCATACTTCCAGTCTGGACTATTATCATCCACACCTAAAGTCTTTAATATTAAGACTAAAAATGTTGTGCCTGCCCTACCAGTTCCACCAATGTATAACTTATGAGGTTTTTCCATTCGCTTCGTCCCAATCTTTCTGAAATATTTCAAGTCCCTTATCGGTCATAATATTTTTATACATCTTCCAAAAAACAAGTGGAGGCATTGTACAAACATCGGCACCATAAAAAGCAGACTTTTCTACTTGCATCACATCACGAATAGATGCTGCAAGAATATTTGGATTATTGAATGTCCACTCATTATCATACACTTTACGAATGTTCTTAATGAGTTCAATCTCATCAATAGAATTATCTCTCCAACGCCCTAAGAACGGAGAAATATAAGTTGCTCCTGCCTTTGCAGAAAGAATTGCCTGTGAAACAGAAAATACCAACGTAACATTAACTTTTGCACCATGATCAGAAAGATACTTACATGCTTTCAATCCTTCAACTGTGCAAGGAACTTTAACAGTAATCACCTTTGGTGCGAGAGGAATAAACTCTTCTGCTTGTGCGATCATTTCCTCAGCAGTATCTGCTACTACTTCTGTAGAAATACTTTCCAAATTTGGAAATGATTCTACAAGTTCTTTTGCTACTTCAGATAGTGTTCTTCCACTCTTCAAAATAAGAGACGGATTTGTTGTTACTCCATCGATTAGTCCAGTCTCATATGCTGGACGAATCATTTCAACATCAGCAGTATCAAGAAAAATTTTCATGAGTTTTGAATAGTGCTCGTATTATGTAGTAAAGAATTATTCTGATAGTCTACATCATTCCAGTGTCGTATTGCATTAGCAACAATAGCCACATTGGTAACCAAGTAAGAAACAAAAATAAAGGTGCGTATGCAAGCAATAATATCTGATTCTCTATCTGTTTTTCCACTTTTTTCTCCTAGTGCTTTTGCCCAGATTCTCCAGGCACTTTTTCTTTTACTCATCAATCTTAATCTCTCTCATCCCTTTCACTTCTACTCCACGTTTGATCATAGACATCATTGCTTGTTGCGCCGAAACCATATCAAAGTGAACAGCAACTCTGTCTTTACCCCAGAGAACATAGTCAATACCATAGAAACCATTTTTAAGAGGGTCTCGTATTTTACGCATAAAAAAAGAGGGTTGTTAACCCTCTTATTATATCAGAGTGCGTTGCCTCTTGGCAAGACTTCTTCTGGAAATACAAACTGTTCATGAGGTTGATCGACTGGTGCCATCCATGCACGAAGACCTTCATTCAATAGAATGTTCTTTGTGTAGAACGTCTCGAACTCTGGATCCTCCGCCGCACGAATCTCCTGTGATACGAAATCGTATGCTCTAAGATTAAGCGCCAGACCAATAATACCAATGCTACTAGTCCAGAGACCCATAACGGGAACGAAAAGCATAAAGAAATGAAGCCAACGCTTATTAGAAAAAGCAATCCCGAAGATCTGAGACCAAAAACGGTTAGCAGTAACCATCGAGTAAGTTTCCTCTTCTTGCGTACTATCGAATGCCTTAAAAGTATTTGCTTGCTCACCATCTTCGTACAGAGTATTCTCTACAGTCACTCCATGAATTGCAGAAAGCAATGCACCACCTAGGATACCCGCAACACCCATCATGTGGAATGGATTAAGCGTCCAATTGTGGAATCCCTGGAGGAATAAAAGGAAGCGGAAGATCGCTGCAACACCAAATGACGGCGCAAAGAACCAAGAGGATTGTCCAAGTGGATAGATGAGAAATACAGAAGTGAATACGGCAATAGGACCTGAAAAAGCAATCGCATTGTACGGACGGATACCTACTAGACGACTAATTTCAAACTGACGCAACATGAATCCGATTAGAGCGAAAGCTCCGTGGAGCGCCACAAAATTCCAGAGTCCTCCAAGTTGGAACCACCTGA